GGTGAGCAGCTGCGCCTTCGTTGCGCGATATTCCGCGAAGGTGCTCTCGTGCTCGCTGGCTGCGTGCACGTATTCCTCTGCAGTCTGCGGCGTTGCAAGTGCGTACGCTGCAGCATCGAGACCCGTCAGGTCAGGAGCTGTGTTCGTATCCACTGCCTTCAAGAACTGAGCTGCTACCTCTTGCATCCCTGCGAACAGCTCAGGATCAAACTGCACCCGCTCAATCCGGAACACGAGCCCTCCGAGCAGGACGGCGACATCGCACCACGGTGCGCCGACGATGCCCATTTGCCAAGTGGTCTGGATGATCACCTCAGGAGGTACTGGATACATTGACCAGCGCGGCGACGCGCTCGTTTTGATCTCAACGATGCCGCTCGATCCTGCGATCGTTCGGTCAAGGCTCGCCATAAACCGCGGTTCGCTCTTGAGCCGAACAACGCCGTTGCTCTTGCGGAGCTTCAGTCCAGTCTCCTGCTCGTAATATTTCGCGACCGCATCCTCGAGCAGCACGCCACGGTTGGCTGCAGCTCCGACCTTCTGTTCCGGAAGCGTTCCAGTTTTCTCGCCCCATAGCTGATAGGCGGTTTTGTATGGGCTGACTCCCATCACCGCAGCCATATCGGATGCGCCGATTCCGCGCTTCCGCAGCTGCAACCATTCGGCTGATCGCTGCGGAGCTTTCACGAACTCGTATCGTTTCGCCATTACTTCCCTCCTTCTGCGTATTGATTCTCGATCAGGCGGATTCTCCGCCCGATCCATTCTGCAACTGGAGCGACCACCCCGTTCCCGCAACAGCGGTAGCGGTGCGAATCAATCCCCTGCGGCAATAATGCGTCGTCGTCTACCGCTGGGTGCGCCGATTCCGATTTCCGGAATACGGCGGGAGCTCCTGCGGAAAGCGTCAGTGGATCAGCGACATCGTTGAACTTAGTCGGCTGCCGACTATATGCACTAGGGAAACAGACGATCGATTCAGAACCGCCGCCGCTATCCCCGCCCTTCGCTCGGAGCGTACCCGCGAGCTTCGTTATTTCGTACTGCCCGAATGCCGTCGCCGTTGCCACGAGTGGCTGATCGTCCAGCCGTCCGGATATCCCATCAGTCGCTCCGTTTCGGTCGGAGTGAGCCGACGGATTGTGTTCTGGCTCTGCATTGATTCGCTCGCGAGCGATTCGAGTGCCTGATGCAGCTCCGCTGGTAGCACCTTCTCCCTGCGCGCTGCTCGCCGCAGGATGCCGCTCGCAGCTCTTGCACTCAAATAGAACCTCTGCGGCACGCTCGGTTCCAAGATGCCCGACAATGAACACGCGTCGCCTTCGCTGGGCGACTCCGAAGTTTTGAGCATCGAGAACCCGCCACGCCACGCCGTACCCGAGTTCAACCATCTCGTGGAGAAGTCGGGCGAAGTCAGCTCCGCGATTGGACGTGAATAGCCCAGGCACGTTCTCCAGCACGAGCCAGTCTGGTCGTCGCTGCTCCACGAGATCAAGGAACCTGAATGCAAGGCTAGATCGAGTTCCTGCAGCGAATCCGCGTCGTCGCCCAGCTGCGCTGAGGTCTTGGCACGGGAATCCCCCGCTCCAGATGTCTGCGTCCGGAATGTCATCGGCTGAAACCTCCAGAATATTTCCCAGATTCGGAGCGTCTGGGAATCGCTCGGCTAGCACTGAGCTCGCGTACGGATCAATCTCGGACACGCTCACGGTTGAGATTCCAGCGCGTTCGAACCCAAGATCTAGACCGCCTACGCCGCTGAAAAACGATGCGTGATTCATTGAGCCAGAGCCTGATCAGCTTTGGGATCAGTGATCGGCGCATCGTCTGAGAGCAGAGCAGTCCTGTCCATAAACGCGTGGCACGGCACGCAAACGACATTGAGCGGTCGCGTGATCGCAGCATCCCGATACTTCCGAGCGCGGCACAGAAGGCAGGTGAACTCTTGGATCGGCATCAGCGCACCGCCTGAATGATCAGCGCGGCTGCAATCACGAGAACGGCTACCGCGCCATTCCGGAATGATCGCGACCGAGCTTGAGTGCGCTGCGCTGCTGTATAGAAGTTTCGGTACGTGCGCGGCTGATCACTTCGATTCAGCTGCATACGATCACCCACGCAACCAAGTAGCCGATCACGGCGTAGGTTCCAAGAATCACGCCGTGAATCAACCCGCGCCGAATCGCTGCCGTGATAGTCATTCACCCTCCGCGATGCATTCATCAATGTATGCCCTAGCAATCTCGTGCCAGTTCACCTGACCTAGTGAGCGACCGAGAAGATCAGCCCAGAGCCCCGTCGTTAGAGCTTCGTCGTCAGCATTGTCGATGTCCTGATCAATCGCGTCCTCAATCCACTGCGCGAGCAAGTGCGTTGCAGTATCCGCATCGTCCGGATTCTCGGAGATGTAGAACTTCGCCTGAGCTGAGACCGTATCGGCACCTCCTGCATACCCGTCATTGTCGACCCAGAGCTTCAGAGCCCACGTTTCGTAGTTCTCCCAGCCGTTATAGGTCGTATCTCGCTCTGGAACCTTGATCGTTGTCGTGTCGCTCACTTGCTCACCTCCCGCCCTGCGTGGGCTGCAATCTCCCGCGCTGAAGCTTCAGCGCAGTGCTTGTTGATAGCGCGAACGACCGACGGTCGCTCATCACTTGATGCGTGGTATCCGCAGGTGCAATCGAACCTGTAATAGGTGCGCGGCTCGTTGCCGTTGACGGCATTCCGGACTTGCACCTCAGTGATCTCCCGACTTCGATGTGCGTGCATCAGTTACCTCCCGCTGCGATAGCAGCATCTGTCGTCGTATACATTCGCTCCGTGAGCTGCATCACTTCGAGCTGATCAGCATCGGCGCGATCAGCGATTACGATGCGGTTGCAGAGCGTGGCGACATCTCGCCAGAGCTGCACCTCATCGTCAGTCATATAGACTGCGAAGTCGCGCCAGCCATCAAGCTTTGTGAGAGCTAGAGCTAGTCGCCCATTCACCATCCCGATGAAGTTCTGATCCGTGCTCATTGATTCCCTCCATTCTGCTTGTCAAAGTCGCGCCGCAGTTTCCGGATTCTGCTATCCAGCTCAGGCGCATCCTTCTGGCAATACCACCGCTTGTTCATTCGGATAGCTTCGTCGCTCGCCATTACCTTTTTGCAGCGCGTGCAGCGCACGACCCAGAATCCATCGCTCGTGATGCCCCAGAGCGCACGCGGGGTCACGCGAGCAACCCTTTGTACTTCTCAGCGATATACGCGCGAGCCGTTCCAGTGATGCCCTTCATCTGGAACACTTCGTGCAAGCTCGCCCACGAGAACGAATATCCTTCGAGCTTCTGGAGATCGCGGGTCAGGGTGCCGTGTGTCTCACAGAATCCCTGAATGATCCAGCGGCGACGACCATCCTGCTGCAGCATCGTGATCGGCTGCTGGCAATCGGTAGCGCGCACTGCTCGCGTGCCCCATTTAGCTCCGCAGGTTGCAACCCCTGCGAGAATCTCCTGCTGGCTCTGGGTTCGACCAGTCAGGTAGTCTGCATTGAACTTTCGTTCGCGGCTCATTAGCGCACCTCCTTAGGTGCTGCCTGATCAGGGAAGCTATCAACCCGATCGGCAGCGTGCTTTGTGCATAGAGCGACATCATTCCCAAAAAGGAATGCTGCGCGCTCGTTGCAGTGAATCGTGCGGCGACTGCGCTCCGCAGCCCACACAGTCCGGAATTTGTGGTTGCAGCGGCGGCGGCTCATTAGCGCACCGCCTTAGCTGCAGCTGGTCGCACCCGATAGACCCATTCGCCTAGATCGTTCGTTCCAAGATCGGCAACGGCTGCGCACTTACCGCAGGTTGCGATGATCGGTGGATCTTGATCGTCTGGGTTCGAAGGATCAACCTCAACGACTGGCTCAGGCGTGCCGCATACGCAATGCAGCACTTCGTGGTCAATACCATCCCAATAGAACTGCGCTGCAGTGCTCATCAGCGCACCGCCTTAGCTGCAACGTGAGCCATCACCATCTCGAAGGCGATTCCAGAGAACTCGTGCGTGAAGCTCTCACCACAAATGCAGCTCATTACAACTGCACCTTGAGCACTGAGCTTGCTGTTCTTCAATAGGAACTTATGCTCTGGAGCTACGCGATAGCGCGCCATTGTCGCTCCAGTATTTCCGCGCGGTCGGCGATTCATTAGCGCACCTCTGCAGCGATGAACTGCTCGAAGGCGGTGAATGCTGCAGTGAGCGTGCACGATGGGAAATAAAGGCTCAGGAGATTCCCACCAACAACCGCGCTGCAGCGGTAGCCCCTGCCGAATCGCTGCACCGTGATCGGTGCGTGATCCAGAGCGCAAGTCTCTGGAGCTTCGGTTTCCGGATTCTGGTTCGAGTTCTGATCACTCATGTGATCCTCCATCAGCGGTTGCCTCACATTGAAGCTTTCTGCCCCGCTGCTCATTACTATAGAGCGTGCCTATGGGAATGCAACAAGCAGTTGCGGGTCAGTTTTGGAGCGTAACAATCAGGTCAGGCGAACCAGATACTCAGCCGTAGGACCTTCCTTCCCGAAGAAGAGCACCCACTGGGCGGGGGTGCCCGAAGCTGCCAGCCATTCTTGGGCGTAGCGATTACTGCTCTCGATGCTCGCATTCCCCCAAACCGTATGGGCTCCGTCGCTCAGGACGAGCCGAGCTGGGGTGTGCCAATGCCCATAGAACAGGAAATCAAACGGCTGCACCGATAGGTTCCAGCCCTGCGCCCTCTTAGCGATCGCGTAATAGGGCAGCCCGAAAGCTCCGCCCTTGAACTGGTCGCCGTGCACGAGCATCGCCTTCTTGGAGCCAGGTAGCTCAAGGGTGTCGTACCAGTGCCGACCTCCGAGCGTCAGGCTCTCGCGCCAGTCCACTCGTTTCTCATTCCGGAGATGTTCAGCAGCGACCCGATACAAGATCGCGTCGGCGTTGCTCTCGTTGCTGTGATCGCCGAAACGACCGAGCCGTCCGTGGTTGCCGATCGCTCCACGCACCGTGACCTTCGGCGCGAGTGCAGCCATTGAACGAACGAACTGCGCGAGCATCCCCGCGCCTTCGAAGATCTGGACATACAGACCGCCGCGCTCAACCTCAAAGGCTTGGCTGGGGAAGATGTTCCCATCGGATTCTACGAAATCTCCGAGCAGCACGACGCTGATCTCGCGAACGGGTACTCCGTGCAGCTCAATGAGTCGCGCTACTTTCTTAGCCAGCAGAGCGATGCGCGCCTTCGCGACATCGATGTTGTAGGTCTCTGAATGTTTGCCGAGCTGCCAGTCGCCTAGTAGCACGACCAGCGTTTCCGGCTCGCCCTTCTTCGTTGATGCCTTCGGCTCTGGCACTGCAGGGATCGTGATGCTGATGGCTGCATCCTTCGCCGCCTGATAAACCGCAGCGACTAGTTCTTCTCTGGCTGCATTCCGCTTGGCAAGCTGCCGCAGCGCACGAGTGTGGGCTGCCGTAATCTCCTGCAGTCTCTGTTCGAGCTGCATCTCGTCGCCGCTCACTTGCTGCACCCGCATTCGCTGCGGCGATGTCGAGCGATCGTCCAGAAGTTGATACTGATATCACGCTTCTGCAGGAACGACGAGATCGCCTTGGAGGTGATCGCAGGATCAACCAGTCCGGACTGGAACGCGGCGAGATCCGCGCCGCTGAGATTGACGTGGCTGAGAGCGCACGGCGGACCTTTACGGGGCGTGCTGAGATCGCGCAGCTCTTGCAGTGGGTCCATATATCCTCCCGACTATTGCGGAGCCTATGCCCCGTCCTAGTCGTACCCTACACGTAAACCTGTGCGGTGTCTAGTCCTTTGCCTTGATTCCGAACGCCGTGTGCTGCGGATCGAGAAACTTGACTAGCACCTGCAGTCCGGACGCGAGCCCTGCACTCAGGATCGTGCGGAAATCTCCGCCGTTGATGTCTAGCAGCGGGATTCCGAGTCCGAGCGCAACGCTGATACTGACTGTAACAAACGTCCTGAGAAACTCGAGCACCGCTTCGTCGATCCCAGTATTCTCCTTGATGTATCTCAGGAAGGTCATCACTTTTGCACTCGTTCCTTTCGCCTTGCTCGCCACGGCTACTGCGTCGTTGGCTGCGCTCAATGCCCTCCCACCGATTCCAGCCCAGTCCAGTCGCTGCAGAGCCTGAAGCTCAACATCAACCGCGCTCGGCTGCACTGCGATCTTGGTGGACGCGGCGGGGAGTTGCACCCCGCGTGCCGGATTCACCACCTCTGGTGGCTGCACCGCTGCTACTCGCGCCCCTGATTCAGCGATCGCCGCCTTTCGCGCTGGATGCGTAACGATCAACAGAGCTTTGTAGCTCTCGCGTAGTTTACCAGCCCTGACCTTACTGCTCGCGATCTGGGCGAGCTGCTCGATCGTGACTGGCACTGCATACTTTTCGGCTGCGCTGCGCTCGTCGCGAGTCGGGCACGCCCACTGCCAGCCGTCGATCTCATCCCATCCTGCAGAAGTCATATGTCCGTACCCAGCCTTCACGTGCGCTGGATTCGTTTTCGTCCAGTACCTCAGCCAGCGATCGTGCCACGCGCTGATCCGGACTTCAGTCGGATACTGCACGGGCTGCTGCACCCAGACGAGCAGAGCTGCGCCTTTCTTGGCTGCATCTAGTGCATCGGTGAGCGACTTCGCGTATCGAGCCTTGCCGCCCAGCACGGCGACGGTCTGAGCAGCTTCCTTGAGTGAGCCGCCAGCATCGCTCACGCCCTGCTTGTCCTTGCGCCCCGTCGCCTTTTCGAATGCAGCTACGCCCTGCGCTGCTGAATAATCCACTGCATATCCGGATGCCCACGAAACTGCTGCGGCGCAGGATGCCCACGTGCAGTCATCCAGTACCTGCTTGGAGCCCTTGCGCTGCGCCTCAGCGTCGGCGTAGAGCTGCGACTTGACGCGGAACTTCACTTGCCCTGCCCATTCAGGAACGCGAGCAGTCCGCCCAGTCCGCTGATTCCGAGCAGCGCGACCACGAACTTCGCGAGTCGATAGGCTCCCCGCGTTTCTGCCATCTCAACCTTGATGTCGGCAAGGTCGCGCTCAATGCGATCCAGCCGCTTCAGGATCTCGGTGTTCGTTGCTCGTTCAGCCATTGCCGTTCTCCAGTTTCTGCAGCCTTGCCTCCAAGTCCGCGACGCGATGCCAGAGAGCGGCGATCAGCGCGGTCGGGTCGAGCGTTTCCGGACGACCCTCAGCGTCGTATCCTACCGCATGAGTAAGTCCTGCATCGTGCACTTCTTCGGCGATGAATCCGAGCCGAGTAGCTCCAGCCTCATCAGCGATCGTGCTCTCGTAGTGTCGAGCAGTGATGCGGCGCGCAGCCTCAAGAACTGCTTCGTCTGCATCAACGATCTTGGTCTTGTAGCGCGCTGATGATGAGTTGCGGCGCAGCGTGTATGAAGTTCCGGAGCTCAGTACCCAGATGGCTGCGTTGGCTGTTGCCGTTGTGGTGCTGATGCTGTCGTTCAAGATAGAGCCAGTCGTAACGATTGAGCCGCCCGTCTCAACGCCACCGCTGAACTCCGTACGCGTACCGTTGTCGGAGATGTAGCGGCTCGCTGTCGTTCCGTTCATTGGATAGAACCGTTCGGCGTACACATAGGCGTAGTCGTTTGTTGTGCTGCCGTTATAGAACCTGAAAACGTTCGCGCCTTCCATACGAAGCCCGCCGTAGAATGTTCCTGCGCTGTCCCTGAATAACAAGCGCGGACCAACGCCGACGGCGGTGCTGTTTAGATAAACGTCGCCACCGTCAGCAAGTAGGCGGAGATCGCCAGAGCTAATCACGTTAGCTGTGTAGATCGAACCCTCTGCTGTGCCGTCAGTCGTAACGATTACGCCGCTTGGCGCGACAATGTCTACTGCTCCTTCGCTGTTGATGTCTACGGATCCACCGCTAATGCTTGCCGAACCACCTGCGCTGATCGCGACGATTCCGTTTGCGTCGTTTGCAAAAAGGTTGATGTTGTAGTTCCCAGTTGATGCGTTCGCCTCCATCGTCAAGCTAGGATCGAGCGCAGTCTGTGGGAAAATCTCAAAAATCAGGTTGTCGTTCTGAATGATCCACTGATCTCCGCTTGGATTCTGCAGCGCGGGGAATGAGATCGCGCCTTCGGATCGAGCTAGGCGAACTTCAGTAACTGGCATCGTCACGGCTGCGACTGGAGAAGTAGTCGGCACATCTACCTTCACGGATACAAGGATGAACGCAGCCTTCGCATCCGGAACGATCCAGTTCGTAAACAGCGATTGGCTAGTGATTGTTGATGCAGTGCCGTTCGCCGTTGCCGTTACGGTCAGTGCATTGAGGTCAGCATCGCACGCAGTAGCGGTGATCGTGATCCTGACGCGTGTCTTGTCAGTAGCTCCGCCAGTCGTTGTTCCGACATTCACTTCAGGGTGATAGGCACTCGCTCGGTTTGATCCTGCGGAAATCGGCACGTAGCGTTTGATCTCAAAGGCTGATCCCACCCCTGCTCCCGCTGCAGCGGTGAACGTGAGCACATTGCCGCTTGAGTTCGTCGCTGATGCTGTGATCGCTGCAGTGATAGTCGGAGCGGTTCCAGTCGCAACGCCCGTGAAGTACGGTAGTGGATTCTCGTCCGTAATCGTGTCTAGAGCTTCGAGCGGCGGGATTGCGAAGTCGCCGTTGGAAACGTTCGCCTGAATCTCGCGCAGTGCAGCCGGACCAAACAGCAGTGAGCTGCCGCCCGTGCTCTCGCCGCTCAATAGAACGGCTCCCTCCTCTGAGATAACGCCGCCGCCAAAGCTCGCGAGCTGCGCCTGATCCGAGCCAAGTCGTTCCATTAGATCTTGTCCAGAAACTTCTTGAGCGGGTTACGCGGCACGCGCTCGCAGGTAATGTCGTACTTGCGAATCATTGAGCCAGCCTCAAACGACATTGACAGGGATTCGATTCGGTACAGACCATTGAGATCTAGCGCGCTCGCGACGATGCTGACGTACTGACCAGCTTCCCATCCGTCCTGCAGAGTAAAGGTACTCACGCCAGTCTGCTTGTAGCCCTTTACGAATCCGTAGGGATTGTTGGTCGTGTCTGCACCGCGCACGCTGAATGTAATTGAGCGAAGCGGAGCAGCGCGATTCGGATAGGTATTCGTGCCGAAAAACTTCTTGGAGTAATCCGTGAGCGTGCTCGTCCAGTAGGTCGGCGCATCCTTGCGATTCGGTACGGGATTCACTTGGATGAGCGTTTCCGGACGAGAGCCGACTCTCGTTGTCATTCCTGCCCCATCAGGCGCAGCTTGATCGTAGACACGCCCGTAAGGATCGTCCACCGTATACGCACCTCCAGAAATCTGGCTGTCCAGTTTGCTCCACGCGGAGTTCATTACGAACCGCGCCTTCTTGACGATGCTGTCGTGATCGAGCGCAACGCTGAGGTTTCGAACCTGCAGGGTGGCTGCGGCTGCAGCTGATCCATACGGAGAATAGGTTGCAGTCGTAACGATCTTGAATGGAGCAGTCGCGTAGGTCGGAGTCGCTGATCCGAGCCGAGCGTAGTTGATCGTGCCGTTCGGAGCTACCCAGTACCTGCGCTGCTCACCATCCAAAGATTCAGCCGCTTCCTTGATCGTATCGAGACACGATCGCAGCGTTCCGGGTACGAACTTCTGCATCCCTACCTTCACTGCCGTACCCGTGTAGCTCGGAGTCGTATTCGTATTCACGATCAGGCGATTCGCAGTTCGTCCGGACGTGCCGCCGCTATATGCCTGAACTGCATCAGCCTTCGCAACGAGCAGCGTGACAAGTGCCTGATCAGTCGTGCTGGACGCATCGCCCGATTCTCCTACGCCGAGATTGAAGTTCGCCGTATATTCGAGCGAATAGCCAGCAGCTGCCTTCTTCCCTTTGTAGACGATGATCTTGTCCAAGAAGTTTGATGCAGTCGCAACACTGACTGATGCTCGCGTGCCAAGACCATTCTCCGCGAGCTGCGCGTCAATGCTCGTGATGTATCCGAGAAACGTGGTCGTTCCGCTCACTTGGAATCGCACGCGTGCGTTGTCGTAGACTGCTCCGGATTTCCACCACGGTCCGCCTACAGGCGTTTTCACCTGCACGACATCGAATGACATTGAGCCGCTAGAGCCGTCTGCATCCTGCGTGAGGTTCACCGATTCAGGATCAACCCACGGAGTTTCTGGGCTAGCGGTTGAATAGTCCTCAAGGATATTCGCGCCGCTATTCACACCATCAACAAGGATCGCGAACGGATGCGTAGCCACTTACCGCCCCGTATCTCGCAGCATTCCATTCACCGAGCTCTGCACCGTAGCATCGAACTCCTTCTGCCCAACGTAGACCTTGAACTCTGGCGTGCCGTATGACGTGCCAAGCGTCGGTCCAGTGAATGCAGCTCGCGGAGCTGGTGGAGCAAACAGCAGTGGACCAGTAGACGCAAAGTTTGCGTTCGCGAAGAAGTCCTTCGGATCAGGATTGTTGAAGTTGGAGTTTGCGCCAAGACTTTCTTGATATGCGTTCGCGGCGTTGCTCGCATTCAGGAAGTCTGAGATCCCGCGCACGACTGCAGCTAGAACACCGACGATTCCAGTAATGATGTCGAACAGACCACCGATTGCAGCACCGATTGCGCCGACAGCGAATGCCAGAGGACCCTTACCGTCGCCCCATAGCGCGCCGACCACTTCGCCGATCGCGGTCAGTAGCCCATCCGGACCAGTGAGCGCAGCGATAAACGTTCCTACCTTACCTGCAAGTTCACTGAAGATAGGTCCGACAACCTTTCCGACCGAATCAAGAACGCCGCCTGGTTTAGTGAAGTTCTCAATGTTGTCCTGAATCATCGGACCGAACGTGTCAGCTAGACCTTTACCAACATTCTGCACGATTGGCGCGACTGTATCGAGCACGTTGCTCAGTGCCGGAAGTGCAGTCTTGTTCAAGAAGTCAAGTCCGTCAGCTGCGATCGGCAAGAACTTTGCACCGAAGTCCTCGAATACATTGTTGAGCGTGAGCTGTGCGCGGGTAAACTTACCGCTGACGGTATCCGCAGCGGCTGCAGCCGCGCCCTTGTACTTCTTCGAGATAGCTGTGAGGACTTCCAGACCCTTCGCGCCCTTCTTGGTCTGAATGCCCAGCGACTTTAGTCCCTTTGTATTTCCCTGATACGCCTTACCGACGAGCGCAGTAGCTTCCTCAAGGCTGATGCCCTTCGCGGCGGCAATATCCGCAGCCACGTTCTGAATCCGGATAGCGTCGCTGAACTTCTTTGTGAATGATGTCGCAGTGATCAGGCTCTCGCGCACTTGATCGTCGGAGAAGGCAAGATCTTGCAGCTTGGTGATTTGTTTGTCGACTGCTGCGCTGTTCTCATCGGTCAACATTTTGCGAGTTTTTAGGACGCTATTCAGCCGAGCTACTTGTTTCTGTTCGTCAGCTGCAGCGGCAACCGCTGCGCCAGTAAACGCAGCGACGGATGCAGCAATCCCGATGGCTCCGAGCGCGGCTGTTTTTAGTCCGGAGCCGACGGACGCGCCGACCTTCTTGAGTCCGCCTAGAGCCTTGCCAACCTTACGGATACTAGGCGTAGCTGAGTCAGTCGCCTTGATGACTAGGTTCATCAGTTTGCTATTCATTACTTCGCCTTTCGTGCCTTGTATTTGATTGCGCCGTCGAGCCAAGCGCGTACGGTTTTAGCGAGTACTTCCTCAGCTCGCGCTCGTACGCCTGAGTCGTTCGTAGCATCGTAGACGAAGTTGCGCGCAGGAACGAATCCGCTGCGCCGCTTCGGCAGCGCAACTCCCGCTGCAGCCTGAGCCCAAGTAATGCGCTCAGGTGCTCGCCCAGTTCCACGCGTTCGATGACCGCTCACGATGAACCAGCGATACCACGCACCTTGACTATCTCCACGCGTAGCTCCAGCTTTCACGCCGACAACGGCTGCAGGACCATTGAACTTTGCCTTCCGTGCAGCAACTGCACCGCGCAGCCGTCCAGTCCGGACTGGAGCCTTAGCCTTGACTGGTTTCACCATCGTGCGCGCTGCGTTGAGCGTTGCCATTTGCAGCATCGTGCGAAACTTTCGGGGATTCGATGCCTCAAGGAATCCGAGCCTGAACTCGTCTACATCGCGCAGTGATCCCTCAGTCAAGTAGACCAGTCCGGAACGTTTAGGATCGACCACGCTTCACGTCCTTCGGCTGCATTTCGGCGTGCAGTGCCCACGCTCGGAGCACTAAGTGTAGCGGTGCATCCTCAACTTCCCACGGAAACTTGCCGAACTTCTCAGCTAATACGTGGAACACGATTTCGGCTGGCGGAGCGATCGGCTGCCCCAAACTTATTTGACGAGCAGCCAGCCTCAGCCTTTTGGGAGAGTTGCCGCCCTCTCAAGGAATGCGCTAGCTGCAGCATCGAGAGCCTGAATCGGAGCCTCAAGCGGATCACTCGTTGGATTGCCGTCAAGATCCTTCCAGCCCTCAACGCTCAGGATCATTCGTGTGTACGCCTGTAAACGCTTTGCGTTTGAATCGCTCTCCAAATCAATCAGCACGCGTGCCGAGATTCGCGTGAGCGGACGGAACGTCGCGTGCCAGCCGGAGAAGTCGCCCTCAAGGTGAACGATTACTGGATCGCTAGTTGTGTCGGTCATATCCCCTCCTCCTAGTTTCTAAACTACGGGCGAGTCGCCAACGGCGAATCCACCCAGCACAGAATGCTGTTCGTTCCATTGCTCGCGAGCTGCAGCGTAACGGTGTTGAGAATCAGCCCATCGGATTCGCTGCCGATCACGCTGACATTCTCAACCACGCCGCAGACGTTCGCAGTGAACCCGTAGCCGTTCGCATCGATACCCTGCACCTGCACGAACTTCGTTGTGCCGATATCGCTGACGGGGAATGTGGTCGTCGCGTTGCTATTCGATGCAATCGTCAGCTCCAACGTGCCGTCTAGCGCACCAGTGTAGGCAACGCCGCCAGCATTCACGTTAGTCGTTGAGCCATTGAGCACCTGCAGAGGCGCAGCCCCCGGAGTCAGGCTGAGGTTCCAGCTAGTGATGAAGCTCGAATAGGCTGTTCCAGTTCCCGTCTTGGCGGTGATCATTGACGAGTGGGTTTTCAGACCGAACAGTCGTCCCGGAATGAAGTACTGAGTTGCAAAGGCTGCCGTGCTCGTATCGGTTGTCGTGCTAAGTGCGCGACCTGCCCACGTGCTGCCCATCTGGAGCAGTCCGGACTGATCCGCGCTGAGGCTGATTTCAGTTGGAACGCAGCCGTCAACGATGAACTTCTGCACGCCGTCTGTGAGATACAGCGAGTAAGTTTCTAGCGTATCTACATCGGTCTGGCTCGGAGCATACGCCCACGTGTATGGACCAGCACCCGATGCGGTAA